CTGCCTCAGCCATTACAACTTTAATTCTGTCGTCTCTAATATCGTTTTTTTCGTGCATTTCTCTCTCCTATTACACTTGTGGCACTGTTGGTTGCCCTGATTGTCTATTTCCAGAAGCTACTTGACTTGGGCTTCCTGGTTGAGTTGCTCCAGCCAAGCTAGGCTCTTGAGGTAGATTACCTGGGCCGCCACTACCTTGAATCCCGAATTGACTTAATATCAACTGAACTACTTGCTCATCTGGAAGAAGGAACATCTTATCAATATCCTCAACATCACCGTATTTCTTGAGCCATTGTCTAGCAAGAGCTGGTGTATTGAAACCAGGGATATTTTGAACAAGATTAAGAGCTTGAAGAAGTTGTTGTAATTTCTGACCTTTTTGTGCCTCTAGATCAGAGCTGATTCTTACAGATACGTTAGCAGTAGGCGGTATATCACCTGGTTGGATTCGTATCATTTGAGTACCATTTTGTCCCACTACTGGGATTGTTTGGTCAACATCTAAGAACTCATAGTTCATTAAAAGCCACTTCTTGCCAAGTTCTTTGAGTCCTTGTGAGATATTTCTAATGCCTTGAGACATAATCTTGGCTCCGAAATTGGCTAAAGTAGCAAATTGTTCTTGTGATCTTACGTTTGAGCTTGGGGAAGCACCTTGTAGGATCTCATTCATTCCCATTGGTTGATAAACCTGACTAAGTAGTGACTCTTTGGTTTGCAATACTAATGGGCTGTATAAATCTGGTCTTGTATGATCTGCTGCACCTAGATTGTTCATTTCAATAATTGAACCAGGTTCTAGATTTTGATATTGTTCTGCAACGCCAGCACCAGCATCTCTTTGGATACGTGTATAGCCTCTAAGGTGCATCAATTCGTTATCAGCCATCATAGATTCTTTTTGGTTGATAAGTTTCCAAGGTGCAACTGCTGATTCATAGTCAGACATTGACCAGAATTTGCCAAGCTCCTCAAAGTTCTTGATTTGAACAAAAGGTGTTTTCAGGTTGTCATATCTAAGGATTTTACCTAGATAAACCTTTCTATTGCCGATAGATTCCACTTCACCAGTACGGAGATCATGAAGTTCTAGTACCTCGATGATCGGGTTAGCTTCATCTATAGGTGATTTACCCTTGATATTGCTAGGATTCCCTGATTTTACGAATGGGTTGAATGGTTCGATGTCGTAATAGTGAGTTGGTAGCTTAGGCAGGTCAGTTCCCTTGATTTTGTCTACATTGATATATTTACCTATCTGCTCATCTTGTTTAAGTTCATCAAAAGTGCGCGCACGTCTAATAACAACAGATCTAGCAGTTTCTATTGATGTAGCTTTAGGATCAGGCCAAATTGAATTGAGATAAAGGGTTCTAGCATCAGGTTGATTCTTATCAACAACCAACTGAGGCTCACCTTGTGGTCTAGTGATAATTGGTCTTTGTATTTGTTGATCAAAGTCTATCAATGGAGTGCCACGTCTCTGGATGAAGCGCTCTTGTCTATCCCAGTAAACTTCTAGGAACCAATCTCCTAGGATTGAAAGTTGTTTAGATCCAAGGTAGAATGTCTTTACAAAGTTAGACTCATCTTCTTGTGCTTTCATTAATCTAGTGGTTAGGTCAGCGCTTGTAGCACTAAATTCATTCCAAGGATGTACTTGCCAGATACCTTGACTTGTTTGCCCAAAGACACCCTCATAGTAGAAGGATGCTTTCATTTCAGTAGTGAAAAATGGGAATGGATGTGCAAATTTAGTTTGCCACCATTGCTTCTGTTTTAGAAGCTCATCGTAGGAATGGTACATGTTTATATAGAATTGACGCTTAGAGAAACGCTCTTGCACGTGCTTCAAGGCAAACTCTGCAACTTGTACAGCTCTACTAAGCGCTTCTTGCTCTAACTTTTCTTCTTCTGTTACCATTTCCCAATCTTCATATTATCAGTGAATTTAATATTTAGTAGACAGGCCCTCGCTGCTGGACTCTATATCTAGCATGTGTTTTCTTTTGTTCCTTAACTTCTTCAGAGGTGAGCCAATGGTCGTAACTTATGTTGGCTGAAACAAAATATCTTAAAGCAGCGTCAAAGTGATCTTTCCCTTTAACTTCATCCTTTTTACCCTCTTTAAACTCTAGCCTTTGCAGCTCTTGAATGAACTGGATACACTTGTGTTGATGGTTATTAAACTTGATTTTGCCGTCTTTCAGGGCTCTAATGATAGTATCTCTCTTGATATGTGGGTCTCTTTTGTCGAGTTCTTCTCGTCTCCAAGTAGTCCAATTATCCCCAAGTTCATCAAGAAAATAGTCATAAATTGATTGGATATGGGCTTTTTTCGAGTCTTTTTGGGGTAATCTGTTGTCTATCTGATTATCGGCAACTATCATTTCAGGGGTTACGCCCCAGTAGTCACAAACTTCTTTGATTTTTCTAGCTTGATCTCTTGAGTCTAAGTAGGATTGATAGAATCCGTCTAGGATGTAGATAGTATTTGATTTGTCGATTCCTGCAAGAAAAAAGCAAGCTTCGTCTTTGTATCCATGGTCAAATCCACCAAAGAATTTCAGTTCTGATAATGGTGGTAATTCTTCAAGATCAAAAGTATTTTTTGTAGGATCGTAAGGATATACATGACCAGTGAAGGAGACATAGTGCCCAAGAACACGATAACGGTATTCATCTGAACCATAAGTAAACTGGTCGATATGTTCAGCGAAGGTATCGGGGGCATAAACATAAACCTTGTCGTCCTCTTCTTTGTATTCGTAACCAGGTTTCTCAACCTTGTCGATATATTCTATTGGGAACCTAACCCATCTTTTTCCAGTAACTATCCTAAAGTTAAGCATGTTTTCAAACACACTAGATTCAACTGTTTCCAGCATCCCATTTTTAACAAGGTTCCCATGATCTGGGTCTGAACCATTTAAGAGGTCATAAGTCCAAGTCATACCATGATCGGGTGTCATAGTAAGGAATACATAGCCGGGTAGTACCGCTACTTTTGTTTTAATTGCGGAAAATACGTCGCGAGGCGGTTCTTCGTCCATGAATACTGCATGTACGTTAGCGGACTCAAAGATTCCAATTTCACCATTGTAAGGTTTGAATCTAACTTCGGATTGATTACCTTCATCATCCCAAATATACATGATATTCACAAGTTGTCCAGTGTAAACTGTGCGATGATCTATCCCCTCACCTTTTAGGTATCGTTTAATTGAAGCTAGAGGCTCGTCAGAGAGTACGTTACGATCTCGTCCGCAATACCATATTTTTAATGGTGGTTTATGCGGGAAGTTGATTCCAAACTCTTCGCATTTACCTTTGCACATAGCAACAAGTTCAAATCCATTCTCATCTGTCTTTCCAACTTTGTTTCCCGCTTTATGGTTTCGATATCTAGTTTTAAGGGCTCTAAATCTTTCTTGTGCGTAGTTATTGAATCTATGTTTATTGAGTGGTTCTGCTGCTGTTTTTTGTTTCTTTTCTTTGATTAAGAGAGCAGCCGCTTTCAGTTGTTCATCTGATAATCGAGAAGTTAATGTATCGTAGTCAATTTTGAGGTTCATTTAATTGGGGTGTAATAAAGGGCACTATGTTTATCGTTTGTGTAACTACTAACCATGTAGGTAAGTTCTTTGTATGCTTTAAGGGACAATCCATTCTCTGCATGTTCGATACAAAGGTTTTCAGCCCAACTCTCATAAACGTCAGGAATTGCATTAGCAAATGTTTGTAATGCTTCTGCTGGTGAATTGCCACGTCCAATCACTGGAAGCGGTGATATGTAGCAAGAATATGAACCATCATTATTTTCTTGGAACTCAAGTCCAAATCTTTTTACCTTTTTACTCATTATCAATCACCTCATAAAACATTTGTGTATCATCTTTACTTCTAGCTGCTTCAAGTAGCATATCGACAATCTCAGGGTGTTCAATCAAGTCCCCTGCAACAAGTTTTTGTAGTTGTTCTCTATCTGCATCTTCAATTTCAAATCCTTGCTTTTCGGTCTGTTCTTGATTCTTCGCTTGTGCTGAAATCACATTAGCTTGCATCTTAGTGAGTGTATCCATTTTGGATTTAATTGCTTTAACAGCCACTCCAGCTACAGATGCATCAAATCTCTCACCTACTGGGTTTCCTTCTTTATCGTAAACCTTTTGGAACAAGTTAGCGTTTGCTTTTCTAGCGATTGCATCAAGTTGCGCGTCTGCCTGAGCAAGTTTTCTACCGCTTGAGAAGAATGGAATGACTTGTTGAGATGCTGCTTCATAAAGTTTAAGAACCATCATATCCCCAAACCCTTTGTCTGTGTATTCTTTGATTATTTGTTTTTTCAGTTCTTTATCAGTTTGGAATGGATTAGCTTCTGTTTTTTCATTAATTGTGCGAACAATATCAAACAGAAGATCGTTTGTTTCATCATCTTGAGCTGCTAATTGAGTGATTCTTTTAGCGTAGGTCTTTTGCCTTCGGGCTGGTGTTCTCATGATTCCACTTCCTTTGTTTTTCTCTAGCTTTGCCTTTGTCTGTGTACTGTCTAATGCGACCGAGATCAACTTCATTCATTCCGTCCACAAGTTGTTTAACCATCCTTGATTTTGGAAGAATAATATTGTTTCGATCTTCTAGAAACCTAACTGCACGTCCGTAATCTTCTAGAGTTAGCCCTCTCATATTGTTGCTTAGTGTGTAGTAGCGAAAAGATCTACCGTCCCCTCTCGGGGTAAGGAAACCAATCTGGATATAAATAGGGAGACAGTTATCAGCAGGATCTTCTCGCCTGTTACACACTTCCTCTTGTAGCCAAGCAGGATAGCCGTCTATAAATTCACTCGGGGTGAAGTCGTAGTAATCATGATACTGTCGGGTCATAGAAAAACTCGATTTGTGATAGTGGTGCTGTGTAGTATTGATAGCGGAAGTTCTCATCTTCCTCAATGACTCTAGACCCACAATTCATTTGTTGGATTAAAGCTATATTACAAGCGCAATATAGTGTTTTATCAAGGTCTAACTCAGGGTGTTGTTCTAGGATCTCTTGTTTTGCTTTAGGGCTAATTCTATAGACTTCTATGTATTCAGGCAGTGGATTTTGCTTATCAGCCGATTGATTAGGCACATAGATTTTGCCATGTTTCAATTTAATTGCAGCTTTAATAAGAATTTTCTTGTCAAGTAGTAATAGGTTGTCTTTAGTGACTCCTTGAAATTGTTGTCCTATTGTTTTAGCGTTTTTATTACCAGCTCGGACAACATTCTTTTGTTCGTCAGTGGTTCCGTCTTGCATGACGGTTGTTTGTTTTAGATTAACATTTTGTGCTGCTTGCGCCTTAGCATCTTCTATTTGCGCTTCACTAATCTTGGGTTTCCCCGAGTTATCGATTATCGTTACCATTAATACACTCTCCTTTACTTATTGGTATATATTAATGGTAAATCAGATTTAATTTTTTAGGATTTCAATGTAAGTACCTGGATTTTCTTTATCGTATTCGTATTCTTCAAAGACAGGGATCATTTCTTCGCAGTTGTCGTCTGGAATCCAGCCGTATTTAGTCATAAGGTCTTGAACTGTTTGTGCAGGGTTGATGTAATCGAACTTGTGCTTTGATTTGCGGATAAATTTAAAGGAAATGGATACAGGTTTAGGAAGTCGGTCAAACTCTTGTCTGAAGACCGCTCCATGCTCAATCCAGTGATGTTCTGTCTCTTTGATGTAATTTCTAGTTTGTTTTGATGTGATAAAGAACTTACCAGTATAAACCCTGCTATTCTTGGAGCTTGGAGTGTTTCCAGGGATAAAGATTCTCATGAATCCAGTTCCCTTCTGAGCAAATCTTCAAGTTCATTGACATAAGTCTGGATAACGAGGGCTCTTCCTTTAAGCCAATGTTTATTAGCAACAGCTTCAAATGGTTTAGTGGTTCTTTTAAGGTCTAGGAGTGCTTTATTAGCTGATTCTCTTAGTTTAATGATCTCTTTTTCTCTTTCTTCACTTAATTTCACTGTCATATTTCTCTCCTTTTTTTGGGTTTATAACAATATTAGTGCCAAAGTTCCAAGTTCCAAGCTTTAGTTGTTCTTTATTGATTTCTATAATTCTTTTATTGATAATTTCTTTTGCATTTGGGTCTTTAACCTCGTTATCTCTATAATATTTCAATTCATCAATTTGTGCTTGAAGTAATTTCGTTTCTTTCGTTGATTTTACAGATGGTCTACTCATTTGTTTGCTATATAACCCCCTTTTTTAACTTTATAGCCATTATCACAGTCGATATGGAACAAACATTTAGTGTATTTTTTAAAAAGTTCTTCTTTGTTGAATTGACGTTGAGACATTATTAGATATGCTTCTGGGAATCGTTCTGTAATGATTTCCTCTGCCCTTGCTTGATCTCCAAGGTATAAAACATAGTTAGGTGGCTCTATGAGTCCAACATAGGCATCTAAAATGGGGGCTTTGATGTTGATATATCCCACCCTTTGTGGGAACCATTTAGATTGAGTCATAGTCAAAGATTAGCAACTTTAGGGGTTATTGTCTAATTAATTAGTGGTTATGCTGGCTGAGGGTTAGCCCTATTTAAAACAATGCTTGTTGGCTAAGTCTTTGATTTATAATATCAACATATTCGTCAATCATTTCAACTCCAATGTAATCAATTCCTCTCTTTTGACAACAAACAAGGGTTGTACCTGAGCCTGCAAATGGATCTAATACAAGTTTAGGTTTACGTTTAATCTTTTTCTCAAATTGATCTAAACAGAAATTGATAACAGCTTCTGGTTTTTGGGTGGGATGAAATCTACTTTCAGGATTTGCTTTCATCATTCCATTCCATAGATATTCGACCTTTCTAATGGCTCCAGGTAAATTAGTCCAGGCCATTTCACAATCAGCGAAATCATTAGGTGGTAATTTTTTATCCCAAATAATCCAGTTAGAACTTGGCGGTAGTAAGTAATAATTACCACCCCAAATGATAGAATACTTAGCTTTTTCTCTAATCTTTGTCATTATTGTCTCTGGTACTAATATGTCCCAATTATGCTCAGTATATTTATCAGCATTAGCTAGTTTCCCTCTAGATTTAGACTTCCCGCCAGACTCACCAATCCCATAAGGCGGGTCAGTGAGCAATAGGTCTATCTCTGGTAATTGATCTATCACATCTTCTATTTTGCCGTGTATCACTGTATTAATCATCTATTCACCACCCATTCCGGTCTATCAATTCTTGTTTCTGGCATATCACAAATAAATTCTTTCTCTGTAGGAGTTCTTTGATATCTGTATTGCTGTGCTTGTTTAACATCTTGATTAAACTTACTTATCTCTGCTTGGTGTTCTTCTAGTAAGATATTAATATTCATTACTTCCCATCTGTAATTAGAAGTATGGTAGAAAGCTAGATTCCTCTTTCTTAAATCAGTTAATGCTCTTTTAACAGTAATATCTGATAAACCAAGTAATCTAGCTATTTGTTGTCTAGTATAAGCACTGTTTGCGTACCATCCCAGTCTAAGTAAATCAAAGATCTTGCCTGCCGAAGGTGTTAAGTCTTGCTTTATCCGACAGATCATGCTATCATGTGTCTTGTAAATATTATGCATGATCCTCAGTCTAGCACTGGGGATCTTTTTTTTCAAGGTTTTTTACTTAGGTATTTGTAGTTATATTGATTATTGAGTAGTTATATTAACTTCTAATGTGTCATGTAACATTTAATGATACTGCCATACAGGTTGACAACCTTGTGCTATCTATGTTATTCTAATTCTTATACTTGCGGAATACTAATATGTTGCGATTTACTAGATTCCAGAGAGTTAAATAGATTTCAAGTGTAAGCTACCGTAAATCGTTTTATATGCCCTGAAGGGCATTGCCCACCGAAATCTAAGTTCTATCTCCTGGATTATAAGTTCCAGATTTATATATTATTATTTTTAGAATGTTATTTCTTTTTTTTTATTAAAGGAATTGACAAGAAATTTTATTGCCCATACGAAACTCAAGTCTCATCAACTGGATTGTAAATAATCAAACGATGAAATTAATCATTTTCTTGATGTTAGGAATATGATAGAATGTTAGTATATGGGAAAGTTAGCAGAACCAGAGAAGGCTCTTTCTAAAGAATCCTTTACTTTCACGATAGAAGAATTTGAGAATCATTACCTTTGTCGTTCAAAAACATTGCCTGTGATGGGGTTAGGGAGGTCTGCTAAAGAATCTCTAGTGAATTTAATGGAAGGGATAGAGGAAACATTGACTCAATGGGACTCTAATTTAAACGATGTTCATGCTTCTGAGCCTGATGTTGTAAAACAATATTATTTAATGAGATACCTAGCAGGTAAGAAAGAAGGTTCTGGGCAGGATATTTGTGGCCGATATATTTACATCTCACCTGCTAATGGAAATGACTTATGATAGAATAGAGATTAACCCTTCTTAGGGCTTCATTTGTCTACAACCCTAGGTATTAGTTCTTTTTATTCATTGTGAACTTTCCTTTACCTGGGGTTGTTTTTTTGTTAGGTATAACCCTTGTGGTAACTAAGTAAGAATTAACTGGCTCTTTTAGGGGTTATTCGCTAGTATTAAGGTTATGGACTTAGATGATTATATAGTGTTTATGTACCAAGCAATATCACAAAGCGAGGACAAACCTAAGACGGTTGGAGTTAAACCTATTTATTTTGACAATGTTCGTTCTGATAAAACTACTAGAGTATTAGAAACAAAGATTAATGGCGAACGTTATGAATTACAAATTTGTAAACCATTAGTCATTAAGCAATGGTGGGAGTTTTGGAAATAATGGAACTGAATGTGGGATCGTATGCCTATAGATTCAGACCATTATTTATCAGAATCATTGGCAGATTTAATTAATAGAATGGACGAGGTTAGGGACCTTGTGAATCAAGAGATTGGAGAGCAGATTTGATGGAAGAGAAGTTAGCTATTATGCAGTGGCTTTACGAGAATGGTGTTGAGCCTAGGATGATATGGAGCCCCACTGCTCGGGTATTTGAAATTAATGGTGAAGCGAACAAGCCTTGCGAAGATAGTTTCATGCTCTGGTTACCATGGATACCGCTTGAGCAGATATTAGAGGAGTTGCGCAAGCGCAAGGAGCCAATAGCAATGAAAGTTATCACTGTAGTTGGTGCAAAGGATATTCACCTAGCAGCATTGAAACTATTGAAGCAAGTAAAGGAGCAGAGTAAATGATTGAGAAGTTGCAGGCAAAGTTTGGTACGGGTTTAACATATGCAGATCGAGAGATATTGGACAAGATCAATGAGATCATAGGTCATTTGAATGAGCAGAAGTATTTAGAGAAGGAAGCGATTGCAGATCGTAAATTATCACTTGAAACAGAGAAGATGTTTATAGATATGGCTAGTAAGCGGGAGTCTAAGTGGAAGGTTGGGGATAAAGTTTGGTTTATAAATCTAGGTATTAAAACTAACGACTGGGAAGTTGATGACTGCATTTTAAACACGGATGCTATTAGAGATATAGACACCAACTATTTCAAAACCAGAGAATCAGCAGAGGCAGCATTGGCAGAGATACAACAGATTATGGAGAAATATGAGTAAGAAGATATTAATACTATTAGCGATGACATTGATTACGGAAAGAACTCTTTTGGATACAGCTACATCTACTAGATATAGCTGCCATAGGCAAATGGATGCTAATGGTGGTCACATGCGAGCTGAAAAAATAGGTGCGATATTTGGTGACATGTGGTTAGGTTCCTTTGCTAACTACCAAGAGTGTTTGGATAAATTGAAACAAATGGAGAAATATGAATGAGTACATATGGTGATTTTAAATATTTAATTGAAGGTAAGTTTATAGATCAACCTAAATCTTGGTGTAACTCTTATATCGGCAGAAGATATGGATGCCACATTTGGGACAATGATTGTATCCTTGGTTCCTATCTAAAAGAAAGTCTCACTAACGATGAACCACCCACTGATATCAATGATTATATGGGTGATTATTATGACCACTTAGATTTGGCTAAATGTTGCAAGATTTTAGAAGAAAGAATCGAAAAAGATGGAGATGGAAGCGAATATGATGTTGGCTATAGTGATATGTTGTTCTCTCTTTTAACACTTAAGAAACAAGGATTAAGAGTGGATGTGTTCTATCACAATGAATTTTACCAGTGTCTTGGCTCTTACGATTGTGATACTACTAAACAAGACTTAGAATCAGGCAAAGTAAAAATATGGGAGAAATATGACTAACCAAGACCTAGTACTCAAAACCGAGCGTGAAGAATGGAAAGACTACCCAGTCAACGATAACTATTTAGTTAGCAGCTACGGGAGAGTTCTTTCCAAGAAACGTCCTTATATCGCTGGCGGGTTACTAAATCCCCGTTTCAATACTGGTGGCTATTTGTACCACGGTCTACAGATTAACGAAAATCATCTGGTCCATACTATGGTATTACGGACTTTTGATCGCCTTGAAAACAAAGGGGAGCAGTGTAATCATATTGATGGTAACAAAGAAAATAATCATATTAGTAACCTGGAATGGTGTACAAGTAAACAAAATATTAATCACGCCATAAAAACCGGTTTGGCTTTTACCGGCAGTCGTAACCCTAGAGCCATATATCAATGTGATCTTAAAGGGGATATTGTTACAAGGTTTAAATCAATTAATGAAGCTGCTAGAAAGACGGGTATTTGTGCTGGCAATATAAGCTGTGTCTTGCGAGGCAAAACTTTTACTGCCGGTGGGTATAAGTGGAAATATATTAAAAGGAAATCTCATGACAAATAAGGATTTGGTTCTACAATGTGTCGAAAGATGCAAAGCATTAGCACCTATCATGCAGGGGATAGAACCTGATGCTAGTTTTGACCCCGCTGGTAACCTTTGGACAAGTGAAAATTTCCTGACAATGGGTAATAGGGGGAGTAAACACCTCCCTCCATTTGAGTTTATTAAAGACTGGATCCCCACATTTAGACAAGACAAGTTGGCTCTTAGGTTGCCTGAGTGGGTGTTTGATAATTTTAAGGGAATTCCACCTAATCCATTGATCATATGTGAGATAGAAGATAAGATAGATTTAATTCATAAAGTGTCCAAGGTGGTTGTTTTTGGAAAAGGACAACCCCAACTAGAAGCCACAGCAGATCTATTAATACTACTAAACAATGAGGGACTACTATAAACATCAATAATCCACCCCCTACAAGCCCATTAGACAAGACTTTATCCTAAACTAAGACAACTAACTCCATAATTATGAGTATAACCTATCTACCATGTAAACGACCCATCCGTTGACTTAAATCTCTACCATATATATCCGCTGCTTCTGGAGTATTAAATATACCTAAATGCTCACCTGTTCTTCTAAAATGATCTACTGCCGCATCTGGAGTTAATTCTTTACCACCTACTATCGTTGGAATTAATGTCTCACCCCTACCTGTACCTATACTCATACTACGCAATGTACTAATACTTCCATCTGGATTCCTTACCACTGGACGATTACTTAAATCTATATTACCAAGACCAATCTGACCACCACCTAATAATTCTTCTATTAACTCTAAATTATTAACCATTTATATATCCTACTACCTCCCTAATAAAAATAGGTTACCCTGTAAGTGTGAGTAGTCTAAAAAAATACATTGTCAGGTAAGTGTGTGTGGTTACTTATATCGCCATTTGAACCCATATGCCGTTAATTTACGTGTCTTTTTACCATTTACCATGATATAACCCTTAATAGCACCTTTAATGCGATATTTAGCACTACAAAAACTTTTAGGTGGAGCCACCGTTCTTGCTGCCTGAGATAAACTGTTATAAACATTCACAACCTTTCCATTGCCATCTAACTGCTCAATATCATGAGCTGCGATTTTACCACTTTCTATTGCATGTTTATGGTTTTCTTTGCGAGTAACCCATTCCAAATTATCTACACAATTATTCAATTTATTACAATCTAAATGATTAACTTCCATCTTCTCCTCTGGAACACCCATAAAGGCCATTGCCACTAACCTGTGAATCCTAAATCTCTTATAACCATTGACTAACTGCACACCTATCTTTAAATACCCCTTCTCTGTTAACTGAGGAGCCATTTGCATACCATTAACTCCATAAATATTACCCAATTCATCTATTTCATAAAACTCTTTAACATCTTCCAAAAATTCACATATCTTTTTTCGCTTAACCATATTAATTATTATAACAAACCCCCTACCCCTATGTCAGTCTATTTTTTATATTTAAAATAAAGTCAGTGGCTATGCTTGCACCTACACCACTCTCGCTTGCCCCAATGGGTGCCTATATTAGAATAATTTATATTTACCTACTAAGGGAATAGGTTACTCTTACTAGTTCAAGATACTATATAGTTATGTTGATAAGAGTATACATATATATTTGTTGATATTACTAGCTTTTCTTAGTTTAGTGTAATATTAGTTATAGTTATTTGTTTATTATTTTTATTTTGTACTAGCTTCGCTATCTTGCATTTAGTATGGCATATTTACTAAATTAAACTTTTTAATTTATTTTTTTTTAGTTTAATCTAAGTTTGGTTAATTGAGTACAATTACGTAAGTTGTACTGATACAAGTAAATCAAGAAGTTTATCTAGTTTAGATATCTTGCATCTCTTCTTGGATTCGCAAGATTAACCACACTGTCAATATATCATAGCATTAGCATTCTAGTTTATTCTTAACAGTGCTATCTTAGATTAAATATAATTAAGTATTTTATTGTTTAATACTATTGACATTAGGGTATATATAGTTATATAATCATATATATAACTTAATCTTAATAGGGATAGGTTATAGATAGATAAGGAGATCTAAGACAATGAGATATAAGAAAGACATATTAAAGCAAGTCAAGCAAATTAAAATACCTGAAGTCAAGGATATATTTGCTTGTAAGAGATTCACCATTAGCAAGGATCTTGAAAATAGAATTACTAAGCTAGTTAATATTATCGCTGGTAAGGATATCTATAGTCTTGAAGATGGATTTTCAGGATGCAAATATAGCAATTCAATTACATTCTATGTAAAGCAATACGATATTGAAGTTATATTCACAAAACAAGGGACTATTAAAGATTTCAGTATTAACAAAACTGCTTGTGATATCGGAGGGTTATTCTAATGTCAAGTAGGTACGCTCCATGGTATAAACGGTTTTTACATAAAATAATGCCATTCTTATTTAAAGAATGTCCAGCGGGTAATAACCACTGGTATTTAGATCGATATTGTTTTTGTGATGATGTTAATGGTTATCCTATTTGGCGGTTTAACAAATTTGATAATGGTAAGAGCCTGATACAAGTAGGCAATGGACATTTAGGCGGGATTCGCAAAACTTGTAAAAAACTAGATAACGGTTACTGGGAAAGAGGAATATATGGCGATGAATCAATATAAAGTAATTAAAACTTTTGACCTATTAATTGAAGTTACTCAAGACCAAATAGTTACTGCTACATCAAGCGAGGAAGCTATTAATATTGCAAAGCAAATCAACGAATGGGAAGATATCGAGCAAGTAAGAGATTTAGGTGATTATATGCCAGCTTATGAAGTAATTTATAGTGTGGAAGATTATTAACTAAGCTTATATTCTGCTCAGTCTAACTCACTGGGCAGCAATAAGCCTAGCGAGTGTTAGGTAAGAAAAGGAAAATAAGACAATGAAATATCAAGACAGAATAACAAAAATTGGTAACTTGCTTAAGGGATTAGGTGTCAAGTGTGACATTATACAAGCTGGGACTTATGGAATATTTATAAGCCATGATAAAGATAGCAGTTATTACTTAAATAAAATATTACGGGATGCAGCTAAGAAAATTAATCAATCATTGAATGAGCCAGCATGGGTAACTAGCAGTAAATTAAGCGATAATAGCAAGCTTTTTATACTTAGCTTTATAGGCGAAAAGCAAAAATTCAATGTCAAGCAAGTGATTAGAGATTTACGATTGCAAGCATAACAGGTTATACCCGCTAAGTTTTTTTTCATGTCTTAGCTTAGCGGGTTTATTTTTAAAGATATTAAAAGGAGTAATAACAATGACAAGAACAATAAAAATATCGGCACTCCCAAGTAAGCAGGAGATTGCTAACGCTGTATCCAAGCTTTATGATCTAGGCGCGAATACAGTTAATTGGTCACAGGGACATAATGGTTATAGCTTAATTATTGGGGTATTCAAATGATGACACTAACAAAAGAACAAGTAGAATTAATTAAGGAATTATTTGAATTAAAATTAGATCCAGACTTATATCCCAGTAGCAATAATGGCAAGCTTGAAGAACCAAGTTGGAGAAAGATTGAACGGTTTAAAGAAATTAAGCAGATATTGGGTATTGATTATTTATAAAAAATAAGGAGTGAAAACAATGAAATTATACGATCAAGACAATGAACTACTAAACATTTTAAATACAAGCGGTAGACAAGGATTAATTGACTGGGCTGTTAAGAATAATAGATTAATAGCAAAACAAGACAGTAGTAGAACCAAATCGGGGTTAATGCGTGTTGTCAAAATGATCCAAGAGGAATACACGCCCTTTGCAAAGGATAAAGCTTACACAAGGGCTCAGATACTCAATAGCAAATATACGCATTTAGAACTTGAAGGGTATAACTACTGGATACTAAATAAAATACAAGCTAACAAGGGTTTAAACCTGGTAAATTCGACAGGTTTAGAAATTGAAGGGGTCACTGTTGGATAACTACAGGGCAAAGCCAGATTTTAATTGGCTACATAGTGGGATATTAAGTTACTGTAGACTATTTCATAAAGGTAAGTTAGACCTAGACCAACAATTTGACTTAGCAATAATAATTTACAATGCGATAGAAAAAGAGATAAGGAGCAAATAACAATGGAACAATATAAATTAGGGGAATACCTAGCAGCAAATAGTGTTGAGTTAGAACAGGAAATCATAGAATTACTGCAATCTTATGATGACTCAGTAATCGAAACTGAACTAGCACTAGAAGATTATGAGATATTTTGTTAAAAAGGAGAAAAACAATGGAAAAACTAGAAAAAATATCTAAATACGATAAGTATATTTTTAGAATACAAAATCAAGATGGAACTATTCTAAACAAAGGAACCGATAAAGATAGTTGGTTTAATCTTGATACTGCTAGAAAATTAGTTGACCGTAGCAAAGGCCAAAAAATAGTAGAGCATGACGGTACAAACATCTTATGGGAGATATTATAAATATGAAATACTATACATTAGAAATAAGTTTTGATTTTCACGATCAAAGCATAGCTACAAAAGAAGATAGAGATAAATTCTTTAAAGAGATAAGAGAATTTGCTTGGGAGCGTCTATACACTGATTCAGTTCAATTTATAGATGAAGATACTGGCGCAACTATAGACGCTTTTGGCCGTGAATTATAAGGAGAACAAATAACGATGAATAAATTAATACTAACAGCACTAATAACAATTAACACAATTAGCCCTATATGGGCGAATACACAGATTTATAGATATTCTGAGGGATTATATAGGCCGGCACAAATAGACTACACCAGAGGCTCAGGAACTGCATCCGTGGACGTGTTTGATTATACCAGTGGGACAATATCATCTGGAACATTATATGCTGATGCAAACGACAATCTATCGGGTCAAGTATTTAATATTGATACCGGTCATCTGATGGACATTAATATCGATAACACTGGGATTATAGAAGTGTTTGAATATTAAGGAGTGATGATGAATTTAGATTTGATTAGACAAAAATTAGATGAAACTCTGAATAAACAAGAGTTAGATAAATACGAGATTATAGCTGGTGGACTTAGACAACTAGCAGATATTATCCAAAAAGAAGGGCCAAGCTCTGATAGAAATAAAAGAATTGCTTGGCGCAAATCTCTGGATTTTATAGCAAATGATTTATAGGTGACAACAAAAAAAGGAAGAAAAACAATGATGGGCGATATGGCTGATTTTATGGAAATGCAACTGGACAGAGCGTTAGAGGAAGAATCCAAAGCCTGGGAAGCTGAGCAACGATTAAAAACAAAGCGGGTTTATTGGACTACCCGAGAAGGCGAGCGAATATTAATTCAAGATATGACAGACTCACATCTTGACAATTCTATTAATATGCTTGAACGCAACATTAAATCAGGGCGATATAAAAACCAAAGCCTAGAACAAGAACCAAGCCACGATGACGAGCTTGAAGTTAAGAAAAAGCATGATCTAAAAATTTTAATCAAAGAAAGACTATTAAGAAAAAAGGATTAGATAAATTTGTAATAACAAAAAAAGGAAGAAAAACAATGAAAAAAACAACAATAGCACTATTTACAGTGATAGCAATCGGTGGAATCGCTGGGGCTCCAAAGGCAAAGGCAGATTATCATGGTGATTTAATTCGTAGGCATGAAGATATAGCTAGATATCAAGGATATTATGCAAAAGCTGAAGCGAAAATGTATAAACAGCGCTCCAAAGCCTATTCTAAAGCAGCTAGAAGCTTTAAACGCTATGGATCAGCACATACTAAAGCAATGCAGGCTGATGCGGTTCTAACAGGCATAGAAGCCCAAATGATTGACAAAGGTACATTAAACCCTAACAATTCTTATATCTCTGAATGGGCAAGTCGAGAGACAGCAGTAGTAAGAACTAGATAGTTTACCCTAACCTGTGTCCAGCCCAGTCTTTTGTTTTGTTTGTACTGGGTTGGTCAGAGTTTAGAACTCTAAAAGGAGAAAAATAACAATGGAACTAATACTAAAACAGCTAGTGTATCTAGCAGAGACACCAACAATTCACAGTCTTGCTGTGGCGTTGATAATCTGGATAACAATTAGGATGGTGAGATCATGACCAAACACTTAGACGGATCTAAAACTTTGGAACAAAAAGTATTAGATTTATATGTGCAAAACGGACACTACAAACATTTGCTAAGTAGAAAAATTGCTTGCGATAAAATAGTTGATTACATTAACGCAATAGATATGTCTGGAGAATTGATAGACCCATTTCTATTAAAACTATTCTTTATCGTTGCAAAAAATACCTACACCGATTATAGAAAATTAATGTTAGATAGTGATGATGAGTCTTGCATATATAACGATAATGATATATAATTATATAAAAGGAAAAAACAACAATGAGCGCAATTAAAAACCATTTCTTTAATGAAATAAACGATCCGAGCAGAGATTTCGTTGATGATTCAGGGGCAGATCAATGGATCGCTATTGAAGAAAAACGTCAATTAATCTCAAAAGAACGAGGCTATGAAGTTAGTCATGCTGAGGCTGAAATGCATTATTGGTTCAGCAGAATCGATGAACGAATCGCTGAAATCAATAGGACATTAAGATCGTACCAAGATAAAGGGGTTGCTGAAAGACACCCGGATGATAACAATTACAAAGGAGATGAATAAATGTTTGAACCATACATTAGAGTAGTAGCAGAACTAAGGGGAAGTTATGCAGAATTGTTTGCAGCAGTTGCTAAAAAATTAGACCTTGCTGATAATAAAACAGAAATTGTTAGACAAGCAATAATTGCATTGGCAAAAGAAAAACAAGTAAAAATAGAGGAGACAAAATGAGTAACGAATTATATATAGTCTGGGTAGTTGCCCAGGATCAAGAAACGGCATCAAGAAGAATAGGCCAAATCAAAGACAAGCTAGAAGCGGCTGGTAATGATATTACGGTTACCTTGGCACTAGAAGGTGGAAAGCTACCCCTTGAAATAGTTGATAACACACAAAAGGCTGCTTTTCAGGCTAAGTATAAGGTTGATGCAATAGTTACAGATAGCAACATAGATACTGTTTATAGCGAAGACCTTATGTTTGAACTCAACAAGGAATTAGAAAAAATTGAAATAAAAGAAATTAAAAAGGAGAAAGTAACTAATGAGTAACGAATTAACAACACAATCAAGTACAGCAATAGACTTATCAGGATTTAACTTCAATGTCGCTGATTTGAGACCAAGCAGTATGATTCTAGTGCAAGGGAACAATACACTTAAAGATACCCTTGGCTGTAAGAACGGAGACTTTGTAGCTGATAACGTAGTCTTTGGGTCATCTTTTGAATGTCAGCCAGTACAATCAGAGTTCTTGGTTGATGTCTGGAAATCAGATCCTAGCGTGGATGGTGGCGCACCAAAAGAAGATTTTGTAGAAACTATTGCAGAGGTTAAAGACTTTTACAGTCCGCAAACTTGTCCTGTAGTTTATGATGCTGAAGGTAAAGAAATTTTACTAACAGCAATCGAGAACCCAAGAGATAAATCTAATTTGGAATTCCCACTTGTTTGCTTAGGTAACAACGGCAGATTCTACCAACGTAAGAAGGTTCTAATTGTCGCTGTTAATGGGATGCCTTACAGATTAGTGTTTAAATCTAGATCCAAAATGCTCTCATACAATACGATTATGGGTACAATTACAAAATCATTGCTACCAAACAAGATTAGCAGCCCAGTTGAAGGAGTTTTTGAAATCTTTTCAGAAGCGAAGGTGAGCGCAAATAATAAGCCATACTGCACGCTTAACGCTAAATTTGTCCGCGTCGCCACTGATGATGAGCTTATCGCTGTAGCACCTTTCAGAAATATTGACATCACAAAAGTCAAAGAATCAGAGTTAGAGGAATAAAGGAGAAAACAACAATGAATAAAAAAATGGATGAGACCATCTCAACGGTGGCTGACTATGTAATGCTTGCTAACGATCAATTAAGCGGGTATCGCAATAAGTCAAAACTAAAAAACTACTTAACTAAAGGCGAAGGTACTCTCGCTTTTAAGAGAGGAGTTGTTAAAGAGAAATTGAATATCGCAATTCAAGCACTAAAAAGAGGAATGACTGAACTATGAGAACACTACAAGAAATAGATAAGGACTACCGAATTATAGAAGCGATGAGTAGCTCTAAGTTGAAAGACTTGATAACTAGCCCTGCTCTGTTTTATAAACGACATATAACTAAAGAACTTCCTTTCAAGGAAACCTATGCAATGGACTTTGGCACTAAGGTACATGCAGCTCTATTAGAACCTGAGCTATTTGTATCTAGTTATAAAACATTTGGTACTTACCTTTCACTGCCAAATGAAGATGTGGCTCGTGTCAAGGGCCGTTGCAGATGGGAAGAAGTGCAAGATGCTCCGATTGATGGAAACACTTATTTCTTTGAACCAAAATCAGATGAAGCTAAGAAGAATATGATTGATGCTTTCACTGAATATTACGGTCAGGAAATAATCACACCTTACGAAATGAAGCAAATTGATTTCTTACTAGATGAATTGAAAGTTAATCCGCAAACACTTGCATTACTTAACAATAAACAAGTGGAAGCAGAGAAAGTATTAATGACTGTGATTGATGATATTGAATTGAAATCAAAGTTAGATGCAATCATTGATGGGCAGATAGTATTTGATTACAAGACTTGTGAACATGCAATCAATGATGAATTGATCGCTTGGACTATCAAGAAATATAGTTATGACTTACAGGCTTATTTCTATAAATTCATGGCTGAACGTAATGGTTATGATGTCAAGGGATTCTCTTGGATCTTCCAGAATAAGTATAGCGGTCAATGTGCTGTAGTCCCTTGTCCTGATTATGTTTTAGAGCGTGGCGCAGCTAAAATGAAACTAGGATTAGAGATTTACACTAGATGTATGGATACTGGGGTCTGGGCTGACTACCTTTCACCAGAAGGAAATACTAACTACGATGCACCAATGGATATTAGTAGAGCAGTTGAAAAGGTTTATAGTTGATATACACAAAGGAAAAAAGAATATGTTATTTAGTTGCGAGGATTGCTGGGAACCAATCACTGAGCCAACTTGGTGGGAGTTGGTTTGGAATTGGATCTGGGGATTTATAACAGGAATAGGGAGTTAAAATGAAAAAATTAGTAATTATAATATTATCAGTGGTGCTGCTACCTTTTGCTTACGAATTTATTAGAGGTTTGTTTGACAAGAAGTATAAGCAGCGTTTGAGAGAAGCCGAAGAAAGGAGAACATTAGAGCCATGGATGTAAAACCAATAACACTAGAAGACTACAAGGACTATGCAAAACGTCATGGGATGAAGATCACTATTAGTGATGATGAGTTGCAGAAGGTACTTGATGCTGGTAATAAGATTGAACAGGAACATATCAAGGCTTGTGAAGCGATGAGAGAGGCGCATAGAGAGCGGATGGAGAAGTTGATGGCGAAGGTGAGTGAAGAATGATTAAATACTTACTACTACTAGCCACCCTTATAGGACTCGCTTGCTTACTAGGTTTCGACAAAAGTAACGAGCCAATGAGTGGATATATAAAAGAATGGAAGGCGAAGAAGAGCAAGGGGGTTAGTGAATGAGTGAGGTGTTAGCGGAGAGTTTTGATTTTGTATGCTATCTGTGCAAAACAGTTTTCATTATCGGGCTCACTGGATCAGCGACTGCAATAATTGTCTGCCTTGGGATAACAGGTGCTAATTACATATTGGGAGGCAAAGGATGGAAGGTGAAGAATGACTGAATTTAACGGACACTACAGAAAAATAAACAACCTTGACGATGCTTTCAAAGCAGTCGTTGAGAAGTTTGCAGAGATGGTAGAGAAGGACTCTAGTTTACTCGGTGCTCATGATGTGATTGAAGTTAATGGACGAAAGTATAAGGTTGAAGTTAAGGAGGTGAAGGAATGAGTTACAAATATGCAACGTGCCCGAAGTGCGGGAATGAAGATGTGCTAATGCCGACTGTTTGGGGCGGAATAATCCCTCCTAGAATACAAGACTTTTGCGGCTGCAAGAAGGAAGTTCATACTTTGGAAGTGTGGGAACATTTATCCGGGCATAGTGCTAAAGCGGAAGCACAGAAACAGGCAGAGTATGACTACTGGTACAAAAAGAGAATGGAGCAACTAGAAGCAGATGATAACTAAACTACTAACAAACATCCTAAGCCCCCGCCAATGGGTAAACCTGTTGCTAATTGGATTAGATCAACAGTCTGTATCAGGTTATGGGATCACAACTACATTCAGTTTCCCTAAAGAGAAACGACAAGAGATACTAGAGGAGGTGTTTGGGTGAGTGATATTTATTTAAATGACGAACTTTCATTGGAGCTAAAGAAATTAGGTGTTGCTTTCCCACCTAATAAGTATGAGTTGATAAAAGAAATAGAGGGCGTGCATATTGTTAAGCCTCATACAGCGCAGCTTATTGATAAGTTGAGGGAGATAGGAGGCTGGGGCAGGCTCTTGTTTAATAGCGCAGGTTATGCCATAAGAACATCTCAAACAGATACAACTATTTTTACCTGTTTGGACGATTACCAATGCGCCACCACAGCACTAGGCGAAGCGTTAATAAAACTAACTAAGGAGCAAAACGATGGTTGAAAATTTAAGCGAACCAAGATGTCATTCACGAATCATAGAAGTAATTGAAACGACTCTTGGATGCGGCAAAGGAGTCCCTGGTGATCCATTCAGAATAGTTACCCGATATTTCAAAATGGATGGCAAATTAATAGCAACGGACGATCCGTGCGCAGATATAGTGAGAGAGGAGCAAAACGATGGACAATGAAACAAAACTAAATCCGGTGCAGAAGGAATTGGTGAAAGAGTTAGTAGAGAACATTGGTCGTCAGGGCATGCTTGCTTGTTGCTTCTTCGGGAGTCGTAAAGAAGAACAGTTGAAGTTTGCTAACAAGTGTGTGGATAGGATAAACGAAATAGTTAAGGAGCTAGGATTAGATGAGAGAAACTAAAACACACTATATTTTTGATTTAGAAAAACCTAGATTTGGAGTTGATGATATGGACTGGTTATTAACAGACGACTTTAATTACTCAGAAATACTTAGACTGGCACAGATTAAATATCAAACTCCCGCCCCTCGATTTCTCGTACCTAGAGGAAAAAGTAAGTCTGAGTTCTGCAAAGAGCTATGGAAGGAAATGAACAGTAATGAATATGCTTAAGATGACAACAAAACTACTAATTTCGTTGACTTTGATCTTAACAAGTCAACAGTTTGCTTTCGCTTACACTCTCAATGGCAAACGGTGGGCTGAACCAACCTGCACAATTATCTTGCCAAGCACATTAGACAGGAAAGTGATTAAGAGATTCAAGTATATAGCATGGCAGTACCGAAAGAATGTACCATTTAAAGTTAGAGTGCAGATGCTTGATGGAGCTTGGACTTCTGCATTAGAAGCGAGTTACTACGCTAGTGCTAACTCTGCAATCATTGTTCGCTATGCTCCAGATGAGGACTATGGCCAGGGCACTAGAGTAGCGCACACAGACTTTGTTACGAGCCAGGCAGGGACTAGGGTTCATGGTACTGTTATCACAGTCAATGATATTAGACTTAGAGAAGTAGCAGGAGATATCAGTCAAGGGATTGGTTTGAATTACTTTGCTAACTTGATTGGGCATGAGGCGGGACATACTTTTGGTTTGGGTCACTCCAAGCATCCAAGATCAATTATGCAGATAGGGAAGTTTAGTAAGCTCAAGCACCTTGGGCTTTCGATAGATGATAAGAGGGGATTGAGGGGAATATATAGGAGAGGATAAATGAAATTGAAGATGACGCCAGTAGAGGCAATGATTACAGCATGTAGAGAATATAAATGCAAAGTGACACAGACATTAGTCAAACCTAGTGGCACGTATTGTATACAGGTGTTTCAAAAGCAGCCAGAACTAGAAGAAAGACAGAAGCTAAAAGAGGCTATTGAAGAAGAAAATTATGATGAAGCCCTTGAGATTGCAGAATTTCTTTTGAGTGAAATTGAAGAAGACTAACAGTTATGCGCCCCTCTCCTGAATACCCTATATTCCAGGATCGTCAAACAAGAAGGGACATCTTAAACAGACTCAGGGGCGCACCTTTTTAAAGATAGACACATGAAAAATAGAAACCTAAAACACTCAGATAACTGGAAAACTCCAGAGAACTTATATAATCAATTAAATGCTGAATTTCATTTTGATTTTGACCCATGTCCTTATACTGAAAGTGAAATAGAATTTAATGGGCTAGAGGTGTCTTGGGGTAATTCAAATTTTGTAAATCCCCCTTATTCAAGAAAACTTAAAGAGGCTTTTGTTTTAAAAGCGATAGAAGAAAGTTCAAAAGGTAAACTATGTGTGTTGTTACTGCCAGTGTCTACATCAACCAAACTATTCCACGATAGTATATTGCCAAACAACCCGGAAATTAGATTCATACGTGGAAGGATTAAATTTCAAGGTTTTAATACTAAGGGCGAGTGGGTAACTAACGCTGCTGGTATGCACGATTCTATGTTAGTAATATTTAGAGGGAACAATAAGAAAATAAAAGATTAATACACACCTTTTTATTATGGATACACTACAATACACACTACCTAAACTATTCTTTTGTACCGGAGCCTTAATACTCGGCTTTGCAATGGCTCCCTCTATTGCAAAAGCAGCAGCTCCTCGGTCTATACTTAGGGCACTACATCGGGCTAGTTAAAAAGAAAGGGCAGATAAAAAAATGAGGGATTCATTTTTTGGGGTATTCTACCTGCCCTATGCTTCATGTATTTAAGATAACAAATTCAGGTTAAATTCTAGTTATCAATTTTAAAATTATTGCCAATCTGGATTTTTAATTCTTTGATACCTGACAACAAGTCGCCACTTTACCCACGCTCTACTGTAATGCCATGCTTTATTGTTCCAAGGTAGTGCCAAGACCCAACCAAATTCTTTATTGTGTTTTATCTCATGACACCATAGTTTATAAAGAATCTTGTGTGTATCTTGTTGCGGTTTCTCTTTAGTCTTGCAATAATAATCATGAATAATGACCCCCGGTAATGAGACTGCTGCAAATGGATCACCTGCTAACCATTCAAACATTTCAGGGGAAGATTCACCATCACTAATCAAACCTTCTTTTGCAATCCATTCAGTACCCTCATCATCAATGACAACAAAGTCTTTTAATAGCTCAACCTCGTTGATATCATTATCTGTTTGCTGGATGGCAGGTCGCCCTAATGGATACCATATTTCTTTTTTTCTCATGACTTCATCGTAATATAAATTTTTATTTATGAATTATATATCACTTAGATATATAGTTATTGACCTCAGTGATAACCCTTGATAGTATATAACTATGCCAAGGCAGAAAGAGTTTCCAATATCTGTTTTATTCCGAGTAGACAACACCATTGATAAATATATTAATCAACTAATGGGTTATTATCACCTCTCTACTAAGGCTGAGTTATTAAGAACTCTTATCTGCAAGGAAGCAGAGTTCGCAGGTTTTATGGATTATGACAGATCAAGACGCAGCAAAGAGCCACCGTTATCGCTTTGATACTTTGTTAATGAAGATGCTTGAAACTGCTGAGTATATGTCTCGGCAAGTTAAATTCATTCAACAATCTAATCAACTCTATATTTACGATAAACCAGAGGGGGCGGCTCTTGAGTTTACTAATGCAAGCCAAAGGTCAATTCATAATATCTTTCATGAACTATGCTTATTGAAAGAGCAATTACTCATACTACATAACGCTTATCCGGAACCAGGCAATCCTAATTTTATGAATCATAAGATAAAATGATAAAAGATGCAAGAACTCGCAGAAATGATTGTTAAATGGTTTGGACCGAAATGGAAATAGTTATGACGAAAGAGCTGGAAGATAGTGTTCAAAGAATCTGGACTAAATTAGATGAGATAAGCGAAGATAATGCTAAATTAGATAAGCGGTTAACTATTCACGAGGAACGAGCTGTTCGCATGGAGGACAACGTGAGAGACATTAAGCAAACTGGACTAGACAATCAAACCTGTCTGAATAAATTGGAAGTTAAGATGGCATACGCAGCCGGAGGCTTTGCGGTAGCGGTAATCATTGCTCAAATGGTGATACAAGGACTGTTTAGATAGTCAACAGAAACAGATGCTCCTCTGCTGATCTTCTGCGGATCAAGCCTTCTAGCTTCTTCCCACCTGCATACACCCAGCGTTTAAATTCTCTAGAAGCACCTGCATAATCCTGTTTATTTAACTTACGCAGTAAAGTAGATTGACTAAATAACCCTGCTCCGACATTATAAACAAAACTACAAAGCGCATCAAATTGGTGCTGAGTGAGTGGGACTTTTACTAATGAAAATAAAACTGGATATACTTCGTTCTCCAAATGATCTTCCAGAGCGAGTTCCGCTTCCTCTTTGTTTATTACGTCACCCTCTTTTACACGATGTCCTGAAATTATCGTTGAGCCATAACCAATAGTCCACAAGCCAGCCGGACATGTATAAGCCTCCAATACAAGCCCCTCGAAGTTTTTAATCAACTGTAATCCTTCTCTACTTATTCGCATATTCGCCTCCTAATATAATCCAACTAGCTAACCAATACCAAAAGGTCAAAAGAAAAATCCATGCTCCAATCCAATCCCTGCGGATACTGGTACTTCTTCCTCTGCGCTTGCTGTATAAAAAGTTGAAGAAGATGATTGGTTGTTATACTCTGTACTGATCCAAGTGCTAGACATAGCCTCGTTTCTGATTCTAACTTCATCTAACTTACAAGCTACCTTAACTCCTGTATCACCTCTGGTTGCTTGGTTTACTACATGCGTACCAGCAGAAAGCCCGCTTGTACTAGTGTCACTACCGTCTACACTAGCATTGACGTATAGATCAGCTCTCGTTCCACCATCTTGAACCCCGGTATAGTAAAACCAATCTCCGGTATTAACAACGGTGCTGCCTGTGATAATAGTTGTTGCACTAGTACCATTATATGTTAAGAAGTTAAAAGCCCTCTGTGATGCGCTGTTCACAAACCCTGCTAAATATCCACCGCTTGTACCAGCTCCAGCCGCAGCCTTGCTAACAAACGCCTTGCCGTGTGCCGTATTAGTTGTACTCATCCAAAAACTTAGAGTCAAGTTGAACTTACTATCCAAACTGTCACTATCGGCAACTGTTAAGTAATCATCAGTACCATCATAATCTAGAGCGTTTCCAGACAACTTACCTGCTACTGAATCAGCACCCGTCATTGAACCAGCGCTAGTCATATCATTGTTATTAGCGGTAGAATCTAAAACCTGTGGAGCTGAACCTGCTGGATTCTCTTGGTTGTGCCATACTGCTACATAATCAGACCAGACATTCTCTGCACCGTATGTTGCAGAAGTAGCATAGTCACTAGCACTAGCATTACCGTAATAGATATAAAAATCTGTATCCGATGAACCTGATAAAGTACCACTAGCTTTGAAGTGAATCTCGCCATTAGAGCCGGTACAGAACACAATCTCTCTTGGGACTTCGGTAGTACCATCTGACTTGGTTATTCTCACATCATCACAATCTGCTTGAGCATGAGTATAAAACCCTGCTGCTAAATCATCTGTGTTTAAATAAACAGGGAAGTCGGTTAAGTCTGCTCCAACCTTAGTATTGTCTACAGTGATCTTTTGCCTGTAGAGGAAATCAGTATCTGCATACCAGTCAACAGCCGATGCTGGCAATGTCTGCAGTATCAAGGCTAGTGCTAGTAACCATCTCATTATTCAATAGGTTCAATAATTAATTCACCATCTAAATCTACTGCAACCTTCTTAGCACCATCAAGCTTGAATGTAGTAAACGGAACTCCAAGATGTGTAAGATCACAGAACACTAAATCGCCCTGGGTCTTGAGATATTCAAGTCTTTGCTTCAACATCCCTTCTCTCGATAGCAATGGTGGTGGAACCTTGCCGCCATAATCAGCTTCTTCATTTTCAGTGCCTTCACCAACTACTACGATTGTATAGTTTTCTTCTCTAAAGCCCTGATCTGTTTTGATCCTAGTATTAAATGAATACTCTCTATCACCACCATTAATAGTGTTGCCAGGATAAGTGTCTATCACCTTGACTACTCTATTGTTTAAATCTGTTATACGCTCTGCTTTATTCATAACTTACTCCTTATTGAAAATTTTGACTCGCTGTACAAAAATAATTCGTGCCATCATATACACAGCTAACCCAATCAATACTTGTGTCAGCAGCAGTAATTGTTGGGGCTGTTCCTGCCGGCCATTGAACCGCAGCAGGGAAAGCTACTGTATTACTAGTGCCATTCTGTACTATCTGCAACTGCAAACTTGTTGGTCCCGCTGGAGCTGTCCAGTTGAAAGTAGTGATACTTGCTGCTAAGTCAATCTTCTGCTTATTACCAAGTCTCCAGTCTAGGGCTGTTGTGGTTGTTGCTGTGGTAGAGGGGATTGCATCAAAATATACTGATTGATTAAATGCACCGTTACCATCTATCGTTAAAGTTGCTGCACTGAAAGTATCGTTAGCATCTGATCTTAGGAAGCTTGTAGAGTCTACAGTATCCAGTGTTGCAGCATCTACCCCTGTTAAATTAGAACCATCATTGCTAGCTAGTGTAGTTAAGTTTGCGCTCGCTGCTTGATACACAGAACTAATATCATCACAGTTACCTTCACCATCTAAGTAAGTAGTAGAACCTGAGCAGATAGTGCTTGCATTAGTATTAGTATCTAGTGAACTAAATGCTGCCACCGACCAGCCACCTAGTCCGTCTGCAACTATGATTCTATTTTCTGCACCCGGGGTTATTGCTGCAATATCATCCAAGTGTTCATCCCACGCTTGAACAGTAGAACCAATAGCACTAGGAACCAATACTTGTCCTTGATCTAAAGCGATATCAATAGTGCCACTTGTTGTGATAGGACCACCTGTAGAAAGCATACCGTTAGTACCACTGATAGCGACACTAGTTACTGTGCCTCCACTGTCTGTATCTATGATTTCCACTAAAGCATAGCCATTGGATTGATTTCCAGTTAAGGTAACGCTACCATTGAACTCTAGATTCCTAAAGTTACTAATTGTAGTCCCACCATTTGTAACTGTTGCTGCATTAGCTGGTAATAGTAAGAAGAATAATAATAGTAAGATCATGGAATATATACCTTTGTTATCAATAAATTAGTGCCATCCGAAGCAAAAGACACCGATTCATTGACATTTACTAATCTATAATCACTAGCCCCATCAATCGTTTCTGAACCATCTGGATCAATAATGACATTATTACTACCAGCAATCTTTTTAACAGTCCATTCTTTTCCTTCATTACCAACGGCAGTCGGAACTGATATGGTAAATTCACCACCAGTAGAATCTCCTAAAATTATTTCATCATCAGCAGCTAGTGTATAGTTAGTAGTCTTTGCAGTGGCGTTAATTAATATCTTACGAACATTTGCTCTAGTAGCTTTTTTAGTGACTGGTGAACCGCTAGGATCATCTACCATTACAAACAGGTCGTCAGCAGTTGGCTGAGTCATTTCTGTTAATGCTGAGATTTTTGTATCTGCCATAGCTATTCCAATAAAATCTTATCACCGGTTTCCAGCAATAAAACATCTCCTGTCTCTAATAGAATATAATTTGTTAAACCAACTGCACTTTCTATAAAAGTGAAAAACCCTTCAAATAAAAATGAATTTAAAAAGCTCATAATTCATAGACTTCGGCTTTGCCTTTCCAGTTAATCTGCTCCTTAATCCCAGTTAAAAATACTTTGTAAACACCATCTTTAAGTTCTGCATATACTGTCAAAGCATCATGAGTTCTTCTTTGGGTTAAAGTGGTTTCATCTATACTGTTTTTATTAACATTGAACACAAACAACTTCTTGATTACAGCAGTAACATTCTTGTCTGTCCCTGAACCAATGATAACTAAATCAATCCCAACTAATGGACTTGTTGGTTTTTCTTCAAGTAACACAATAGGCTCTGCATTATCAGTGGTTACGTTGATCTCTTTAATCTTCAACCAGGTACTATATGGCGCATCTTTTCCATCCTTACCAGCTTCCCCTGTTGGTCCTTGCGGCCCTGGTTCACCTGCTGGTCCTTGTTCACCTTGTGGTCCTTGTGGTCCTGATTCCCCTTGTGGTCCTTGTGCCCCTGGTAATCCTTGTGGTCCACGCTCTCCTTGAATCCCTGTCAGTCCTTGCGGCCCTGGTAAACCATCGGAACCTGCTGGTCCTTGCGGTCCAGTTGATCCCTTAGGTCCTTCTTTACCTTGTGGTCCCGGCCCCCCTTGTGGTCCTTGCGGTCCCGCTGGTCCACGCTCTCCACGAGGGCCGGTTTCTCCCTTTGGGCCTGGCGCACCAGTTTCTCCTCTAGGTCCTTCTGGTCCAGGAGGTCCTTGTAAACCTTGTGGCCCTGCTGGTCCCTTATTTACAATTTTCTCTTTACCGCCACCTTTAAACATTAAACAAGCTCCGTAATATACAAGTTCACACTCGCTGCAATCACAGCAATTTTGTTACCACTCTTAATTAATATCTGCTCACCTGCATCTGCTGGTAAGTAAACATCAGCAGTTGTTGCTGTAGGTGCTGCTGCAATTTTATAATGACAAGCTGCGTCTGCGACAATTCTTACAATCGTATCTTTACTAAAAGCTGCTGACGCTGCTGATGCACCTGAACTGGCTACTTTTGTTGTAGTACCGCTAGGTTCAAATACGTTAGGTATTACCTTACTTGCTCCATCTCTTGCTTGTGATCCTTGTGCCATAATTTACCTCAATAATTGAACAGCTCTATTGGCTGTTACTTCTTCTAATTTATCATCAAATAGATCATTTAGAGCCTCTTGAACTTCCAGTCCGTCAAATGATTCTGGATGATCTCTCAAAATAGGTTCTTTCTGAACTTCTGGTTTATTGTCAATAATCTCTCTTGGTAAATTTTGTACTGGTAAATCCTTGTCAGGGATAACCTTAGAGTTATAAGCTGCGATAATGATTAGTTGCTCAATCAAAACATCATATTTCATTTGCTCATCAACGCCTTCTAGGAATGGATACATCTTGTTCCATAAGGCATCTGCAAGACTTACTACCCCTGGCTTTGCGTTCCAAGTATAGTTCTTCTTACCTATCTTTACTGCTTTCTTTTTTTGTTCTTCATATAACATTAGTCTCTACTCTCCTTTAATGTTGTATTTGTTGCGCTAATTACTATCCGACCGATTAATAAATCTTTTGTATTGCTGGCATCAGCATTGCTAACTGTCAAGCCAGTTAAAGCACCACTTAGGATTCGTGGTACTGACATCCCCACTGAATCTCCATTTGTTTTTACAGTGATATTTGTGTCACTAACTGAGTCTGTCCAGATTAATGTAAGCTCTGTGTTACTATCCTCATCTAATGAGATTGCCTCATCACTAGCACTTGCTGCTATCTCATGGGCACTAGAATAGTATCTAACTGTGCTGTCCTTATCCTTACTAATCCAAGTAAGAACTCTGCTCAATGGAACTACAATCTTAGAGTCATTGAATATCTGTGTCTGTAATGTAACGGCGTCAAACTTACTCATAGATAGCCCTCCAGTACGCATTTACGGCTGCTGAACTAGAGTTACTAGCAGTTATAGTTACAGTCTCAGAAACAAGCTCTATTGGGCTTACAGCATACGCTGTTGAACCACCATTGTATTTAACAGTGATCTTGTCTACATCATCTGGATGTACTCGGAGTTCAAGCTCTTTAATAGTTCCAATGTCGGAAATTGCCATTGATTCATCAGATGCGCTTGCACTAACTGTGAGCTTATTCCATCCGGTAGTAAAAGAATCACTGAAAGTCCGATCTGGTAGAAAGGGGAATGTTTCTTCACCATTTTCAAAGAGATTGAATTTTCTTTCTATTGTCGTCTTGGACATACTTCTTAGTCAGCATGATCTTTGTCGTAAACATACTGAACAAAGAAAGTGATACTGCCGTTATTAACTTTCAGTGTTTCACCATTTAAGTCAACTGCATACTTGTCAGCAACGTTTAAGTAAAGAGTGCCTTCTGCATCTGTATCAATAAGGAAATCAAGACCAGCTAAAGTTGAATCTAGAGTCTCACCGTTGATACCTGTAAGTGTTTGACCAGTGTGGATATTTTCACCATTAGTAATAGCTGACAATAAAACTGCTACTTGAGAAGTTGCTTGTGCTGTACCAATCCCAATATCAGGGGTATCAGTCAAAGCTGTGCCGTTGCTAGTTGAACAAGTAACATCTTCAAGATCAACACTACTAACTTCAACAAGGAATACACCATTGTCGTCAAAAGTGAATAATGAAACTCCCATTGCACCGTTTAGTGTAGAACCATTAATGTTAGTACCATTGTCAAAAGTACCGATAGTTACATTGTCTAAATCTAATGTGATTTTAGCGTGGTCTTTGTTACCAGAAATTGTAGCTACAACACCACCAGCAGTATTAGCTGTACCAAGTGCGCTACCTGTGTAAATTATTGCACCGCTTGTACTTAAGTCGCCACTGTCGTTAATCGTAGCCGTTGTGACTGTCGTGACAGGTTCGTCTACATTGTTGCCCAGTTTAATGAGAGCATTTGAAGTGCCGCCATCTTGTGGTTTTTGTAGATACTTACTGGCTAAGGCTGCTCCTGTTGTCAGTCCTAAAGCTAATATTGTTGCTAGTAATTTACGTTTCATAATTTATATCCTACCTTGTTTTTTTTATTTTAGTTACTTAAAATGGATTCCCCTCAATAACTCTTAATAAAGTGCCGTTAAGTAGTGTGGCCCCTGCTAAGCTAGTTCCAGCTGCCCCGCCTACTGCACCATCACCAGCGCCATTTGCACCAGTTCCTGCTGCTCCTGCTGATCCACTAGAACCAACTGATCCCGCACTAGCTGTGCGAGTGCCCCCTGTTAAAGTTAAACTCCCAGCCTTGATGTATAGGAGTCCTGACTTACCACCAGTTCCTCCAGCGCCACCACCACCAGCACCTCCACCTCCGCCAACATAGCCGCCTTGACCGCCGTCGCCGCCGTCGCCACCATTAGCACCATCACCACCATTACCACCAGAAGCATCTATAGCCCCTGACAAGTGCGTGAAAGTTTTAGAAATTAAATATAGAAGACCACCGTTACCGCCGTTTCCGCCAGCACCTCCGCCGCCTCCGCCTCCGCCTCCGTCACCATATCCACCAGCTCCTCCAGCAGTACCATTAGTACCGTTAGCACCAACAAGTGATATACTTCCATTGACTGTTAAACTATTTGCAATTATAAAGAGTGCACTAGACGAGTCAGCTCCATCAGTTCCGGCTGTGCCTGCTGTACCTGCTGCTCCGCCGCCAGCACCACCACTAGCTCCAGCTCCTCCAGCTCCTCCAGCGTTAGTGCTAGAACTAGAGCCAACAGATCCGTGGGAGCCGCTAACACCGCCACCACCTCCGCCGCTTCCGCCCTTGCCGGTAGACGCTCCGCCATTTCCGCCATTAGCTCCTCCAGCTGCTACCGTGCTAGCCCCAGCACCACCGCCGCCACCTCCGCGGCCTGTGGCATCAGCTATTCCAGTTGCAGAATCTCCAGCTGTTCCTGCGGTTCCGTTGCTGCCATCACCAGTTCCCCCAATTCCAGCACCTCCACCACTCCCAGCACTACTGCCTGACTGATATGTAAACCCGTCTCCAATAGTTAAGTCTGCGCCAGTAGCACCGACTACACCATTGTCTAAGGTTACTGTTCCAGATGCTCTGATGATAGTAAGACCTGAACTTAGAGTCATAGTCCAACCATTTAAGTCAAAGTTGCGGTACTCGTGAACGCCTGCGCTGAATGTAAAATCTGAATCTGCTACAAAGTCTGGGCTATCAGCTTTTAATACAAAGAGGGGAATATCAAAGGTTGGGTATGGGCTGGATGATGGTATTTGTAATGTTTTCCCACCACCAAAAAAGCCGCTTGCGCTTGCCCCCAATGTTGTTATTAAAATTACTAATACTAATTTAATTAATCTCATAATTACCTCTCTATTGGCATAGCTGCCACATCATAATCTGTCCCATCACTCGTAAAATAATATATAGCTTCTTCGTCCAGTGTGTAGCTGGCTGCCGCTACTCCTGCCACATTCATAGCCCCTGATAAAGCTACATTATTTGTCACAAAACTATTACCTATCTCTGGTTTTATATAAAACTCTGTTGTCCCTGTAGGGCTCGGCAAGGTGATAGTGCTTACCCCACTAGTACACTTATATTTTCCATTGGCAGCAGCACTAAAATCTGTAGTCTTTTGTGACCAAGAATCGATTGCTGTAACTGTTGTCCATGTAGGCGTAGTGCCTGATAACTTAAGTGTGTCTCCTGTTGTACCTACAGATACTTCAACAAGGTTAGTCCCATTAAAGTAGAGCATGTCACCATCTGCTAGTGAGCTAACCCCTGTAAGCTGAATTGCCCCATCAGCTCTTAATACATGGTTCCAAGTACCTGCCAATTTAGTTGCATCTAAAAGGAAACTTTGGTATTGAGCAGCTCCAGAAGTGGAACCAAATACCACACCGCTAACATTGTTAGTATTAATGTGATCCTTAATGTCATTGTATCTATTCCTTAACTGCGCTGAACTTATCAGTGCTTTTGTTTGCGGTAATAATCCACTATAACTAAATGTCGCCACTGTCGTTTACTCCTGCTTTTGCTAATCTACCTGATTCTTCCATCTCAACAGAAAAGCCTCCTATGCCCCAACTAACTCCTGTAGTATCAGTGCTAAATTGCCATTGCATTGCTTGTGCATTACCACCCACATTATCAAATGTTACTACCCTTTGGTCACTTCCAGAGTCATAATAATTAAAATCGTCATAGTTCACACCAGCTGT